ATTACATCCAAGTATGGTAAAGGTGCGATCATGTCTGGTGGTAGTAGACAGTCAAAGAAAGTAAAAGGCGAAAAGTCTACTATGGGAACTGGTAAGTATAAGAAAGCAGCAGATGCTAAGAAACAAACTGCTGCTGATGCTAAGAAGAGAGGATTCAAGTCTACTCAAGATTATGTAAACACCATGGCACGTTATGGTGGTAAAGATAATTATGACAAGGGTAGAGGACTAGGAACATGATAGATGAAACCTCTGACCTAAAGAATGAGATCATTGCCAAAGCTGATCAAAAACATAAAGAAGCAAAAGCAAAAAGATTTAAGGACATCGTGGCAAAAGGTAAAGCAGCTAAAGACAAGTTATACAAAGACACTAAAGAGAAAGGAGTACGCTTCTATGACAAGAAAGGGTCTGGTTACATGAAGGGTGGTAAAAAGAACTACGATTAGAGCCTATATATTTTAGACCTTAACTTAGAATCATGATTGGAAATTTTTTAATGCCATTGGCATACAAAGTAATCGATTCTGCTGTCAAGAAAATTCCTGATGATGCAGAACTTGGTGAAAAACTTATCGAAATTTGTCTATTGATCATTGGAAAGGCGGTCAAACTAACCAAAACGACTGCTGACGATGCTCTATTTGAAAAAGTAAAAGAAGCACTCGCTGCTAAAGAATAACTCTTACAGGCGATTTTAGAGGGGTCTTAGAACCCTTCTTTTTTATAAATAATTGTAGGAATTTTAAGATCTTAGGAGCATAGAACATGGCACTTTATGGTGTTACCGACGCAGACGAATCAAAACCGAAGTGGGCGGTAAGAGGTAGCGGTGTAGACCCTCAAAATATTTTCGCGACCTCAAGTGGTTGGGTATTACGTCACTATAAAAACGCTGCGAAAACTGAATATTGGGACGAAATCCTCGTTGCAGTTGATGGTTTAGTTGGAGCAGGTGGTAGAGGTACTAATACTCTTGGTGCTGCAGACATTACTGCTGTGTTCTTTGAAGAGACTGGATACGCTGGTGGAGCAACTGGAACTGTTGTTGTTATTTACAACGAGCAAGTTAACGTTACCAATGGTGCAACTCTAGTCGTCAGAAATACTACTGACTCTGCAAATATTACTGCAACTGCTGCTGCACAAACTTCAACAAACCGTGTTGAGTTTACATTTACTGCTGCTGCAACTGGTAAAGCACACGCTATCCAAGCACAAACAATCTCTGGAACAATCGTTGACACCACTGGTGGTGCAACTTCTGACAAGGCATTTGCCACTGGTGATGTAGTTGGTGCAGGTGGATCTGGCTCTACTGCAACATTTACTGCAAGTTAATTAATTCTAAATGAAATTTGACGAACTGAATGAAACAAATTACATTCTGTTCGCCATAAAGCATTATGAAAATCCTCACTGTGTGACTAGAGAGGATTTTGACGAAGATATGAAACGCTTCAAGTATCTGAAAAGACTCTTGAAGCGTTATGTGAGAGGAGGTCCGTTGAGGACTCATCTTATTATTAATCACTTAATCATACTTTATAATGTTTTTGGTGAATCAGCTACTCCTTTATTATTCTTTCGATTAGAAAGAGAATACTGGTGCTATTTGAAGACATTCCTTTTATTTTTAAATAAATATCCCATAGGCATGTTGCCTGATTTACCCATAGATGATGATATTCAAGAGGAACTCGTAAAACTATGACATTGATGACTGCTGGTACTGGAGGTTTTAGTGGTAGTGCTGCTGCCAAAGGACCTGTTGCGGGTTATGATCCTGTCATTAAGTTCCGAAAGAAGATCCAGAAAAGAAAAGCAAATGAGAAGTGTTGTGAAGAGGTAACTGAATCTAAGGAAAACCCAAAACAACCTTCAAGACTATTTCAATACAAGGTAAGTCTACCAGAGGTCGGTGAGACTGTAATCTATGCAAACTCTCCTGCCGAACTCGCTCGTAAGCTACGCATGGTGATCGCTCCTTCAGCAAGGAAAGACATCAGCATAGAAAGAATTCTTCCTGCTAACGCAGCAAAGTTCTTCTACGACAAACGTATGAAGCATATGCGTAATGTCCAAGAACAGAACGATGCATCAATGAAGCAACAACAAGCAACAAATAAAATTGCTATTGAGAAGAAAAAAATAATGCTTAAAAAACAAGAATTGCAAAAGCAACTACAGATGAAAACATCTCAGTTGAAAAAGCAGGCAAGAGTTGGAGCAGAAATGGACGCAACCAGATGAAATGTCAGACATTAACTCAGCAATATTAGAAAGACTTGAAAAAGTAGTTGACTCTCTACAGGAAAACTCTGTAAAGATGGGTCAACTTCTTGCTGTACATAATGAGAAACTTGATAAGCAAGATAAGATAGACCAAGTATTATTTGAGAAGATTGATAGGTTGCATTCCGATCTCAATCGTGATACAGAACTAATTAAAAAGGGGTGCGAACGTGACATACGAAAAATCGACGAGCGTCTTAGACTCATGGAAAAGAAAATGTGGTCTATTTTTGGTGCTCTTTCTATTATATCTTTCCTCGTTAGTCCAGTCGGACAAAAAATACTTCAAAAGTCAAACTTGACAAACTCAGCAAACACAAGTATGATAGAACTGCCTAAAGCAGATCGACTTGTCTGAATTTGTTGATGCCCATTATGTAAGTTTACTGTCAGGCAGACTAGATAAATTTACCAGAAAAAAGAACGATCTTTACAACTTCCGTTGTCCTTATTGTGGTGACTCTCAAAAGCACAAGAATAAGGCAAGGGGGTATTTTTTTCGTCTAAAAACAGACATGGTATACAAATGCCACAACTGTGGTGTTGGTAGGACTTTGCCTAATTTTTTAAAAGATCAAGCACCAGATCTCTATGATGAATACATCATGGAGAGATATAAGAAAGGCACTACAGGTAAAGGATCATATGTTCCGAAACCAAAATTTAAGAAACCAGTTTTTCAAAAGACTGGAAATCTGAAAACTATTGCCGATCTAAATAATGAGCACACTGCAAAAAAATACTTAATTGAAAGACAAATCCCTAGACAATTTCATAAAGAAATATACTACACAGACCGATTCTGTACTTGGGTTAACGAACAGAAACCATCGTTTAAAGAGGGACAGAAAGATCACCCTCGGATCATCCTCCCATTTCGAGATCAAACAGGTAAATGGTTCGGATTCCAAGGAAGATCCCTCGACCCCAGAGACAAACTCAGATACATCACCATAATGTTAGATGAATCCAAGACTAAAGTTTTTGGATTAAATCGAGTTGACTTTAACAGGACATCGTATATTACAGAAGGTCCTTTTGATAGTATGTTTCTTGACAATGGGATCGCTATGGCAGGTGCAGACGTAGATTGGGATTTGCTCAAGGGCAAAGATGTCGTTTTTGTATACGACAATGAGAAAAGAAACAAAGAAATTATCGAAAGAATGATCAAAACTATTGACAAAGGTTATGAAATCGTGATCTGGCCAAACAATTTAGAGGAAAAAGACCTCAATGATATGCATTTGGGTGGACATGACGTTCAATCTTTGGTAGAATTTAACACTTACAAAGGTTTACAAGCACACATCAAACTTAACGAATGGAAAAAAGCATGACAAAGGAAATCAACGTCATCAAAAGAAATAAGGATCAAGCTCCTTACGACCTTAATAAGGTTCATAGAATGGTAGAACTCGCTTGTGAGGGTCTTGCAGGTGTCTCTGAGTCTGCTGTAGAGATTAATAGTGGTCTACAGTTTTTTGATGGTATCAAGACCAGTGACATTCAAGAAATCCTTATCCGTTCTGCAAATGATCTGATCTCTCTTGAGCATCCTAATTATCAATATGTTGCTGCAAGACTACTATTGTTTAGTCTTAGAAAGGCAGTATACAACGGTCATCCAGACGGACATCCTGTTCTCCTTGAGCACGTTAAGAGTTGTGTTGATAAAGGTGTATACGATGGATCTATTGTAAGTAAGTTTACAGATGAAGAGTGGGCAAAACTTGATACCTTTATTGACCATGATCGTGATTACCTATTCACATATGCAGGCATCCGTCAGGTAGCAGATAAATATCTTGTACAAGATCGTTCCACAGGAGAAATCTACGAGACTCCACAGTTCATGTATATCATGGTGGCAGCAACTCTCTTTCAAGACGATGATAAATTTTATCGTTTAGATTACATTAAAAAGTATTATGACGCAATCTCAAAACACAAACTCAACATCCCGACACCAATCATGGGAGGAGTTAGAACCCCCATTCGTCAATTTGCAAGTTGCGTTTTGGTTGATGTTGATGACACCCTCGATAGTATCTTTAGCAGTGATATGGCTATTGGCAAATATGTCGCTCAAAGGGCAGGTATTGGTATCAACGCGGGTAGGATCCGTGGGATCAACAGTAAAATCAGGGGTGGCGAAGTTCAGCACACAGGTGTTGTCCCCTTCCTTAAAAAGTTTGAATCAACTGTCAGATGCTGTACTCAAAACGGGATCAGAGGCGGGAGTGCCACTGTCCACTTTCCTATCTGGCATCAGGAAATCGAAGACATCATCGTGCTCAAAAACAACAAAGGCACAGAAGACAACCGAGTCAGAAAACTAGACTATAGTATTCAATTAAGTTCTCTATTCTATCAGAGATTTATTGACAATACTAACTTTGCACTCTTTAGTCCACATGATGTTCCTGATCTATTTGACGCATTTGGAACAGAAAAATTTGATGAACTATACATCTCTTATGAGATGGATCCATCAGTTCCTAAGAAAGTTGTAAAAGCACAAGAGATAATCCTTGCTCTATTGAAAGAAAGATCAGAGACAGGTCGTATCTATCTTATGAACATTGACCATTGTAATAGTCACAGTTCATTTAAAGACAAAGTAAGTATGAGTAATCTATGTCAAGAGATCACTCTACCTACAGATCCTATTCAACATATTGATGGTAATGGTGAGATTGCTTTGTGTATTCTATCTGCTATCAATATTGGTAAGATTAATAAACTAGATGAACTAGATGAGTTATGTGATCTTGCAGTTCGTGGTCTTGATGCATTGATTGACTATCAACAGTATCCTGTTAAGGCAGCAGAAGCAAGTACATTAAATCGTAGATCTCTTGGTATTGGATATATTGGTTTAGCACACTACCTTGCTAAGAATGGTGCAAAGTATGACTCTGAAAAGGCATATGATTTAGTTCATAAACTTACTGAGAGATTCCAATTTGCATTACTTCATGCATCATGTGCACTTGCTATGGAGAAAGGACCATGCGGTTATTTCGGTAAGACAAAATATGCTGATGGAATTCTTCCTATAGATACATATAAGAAGGACGTAGATGAAATCATACCAAATGAGCTTCAGTGTGATTGGGAGCATCTTAGATCTAGGATACTCCAGTATGGACTCAGGCACAGCACGCTGTCCGCACAAATGCCTTCGGAGAGCAGTTCCGTTGTGTCAAATGCCACAAATGGAATCGAACCACCTAGAGATTTCTTGTCCGTTAAAAAATCAAAGAAAGGACCCCTTAAGCAAATTGTTCCGTCGTTTACTACGCTGAAGAATAACTACACACTCTTGTGGGATATGCATAGTAACGAAGGATATATCAATGTCGTCGCTATTATGCAGAAATTCTTTGATCAGGCGATCAGTGGTAACTGGAGTTATAATCCAGAAAATTATCCTGATAATGAAGTTCCTGTTTCAGTGATGGCAAAAGACTTCCTGACCACTTATAAGTATGGTTGGAAGACATCTTATTATCAAAACACATACGACTCCAAGAAAGATGGAGACGATGAACCCTCTAATAATGTTGACCAGTTGATTAACGAACTACTCACCACGGAGGAAGAAGACTGTGACAGTTGCAAGGTCTAAACCAGTAGAAGGAATGACAGTATTTAACAAAACAAAAGTAAACACAAAGAAACAACCAATGTTCTTTGGACAACCTCTTGGTATCCAAAGATATGATGAATACAAATATCCAGTATTTGATAAACTTACTCAACAGCAACTAGGATATTTTTGGAGACCAGAAGAAGTGTCTCTACAGAAAGACCGTAGTGACTATCAGACACTTACACCAGAACAAAAACATATCTTTACTTCTAACTTGAAGTATCAGATCATGTTAGATTCTGTACAAGGTCGTGCACCAGGTATGGCATTTATTCCTTACTGTTCTCTTCCTGAGTTGGAAGCATGTATGGAAGTGTGGGGATTTATGGAAATGATTCATAGTAGATCATATACTTATATAATTAAAAATGTATATCCAGACCCTAGCGAAGTATTTGATACCATACTAGATGATGAGAATGTGATGGGACGTGCATCATCTGTTACTGGTTCATATGATGATTTCATTAATCATGCACACGAGTATGATAATGGTCAGATGTGGGATCTTGCAAGGGATGGTCATCTCACAGGAACTTATGACAGACGAGAACTCAAAAAGAAATTGTTCAGAGCAGTCGCTAACGTCAATATCCTCGAAGGTATTAGATTCTACGTTAGTTTTGCTTGTTCTTTTGCCTTTGGAGAAAATAAACTTATGGAAGGATCAGCAAAGATTCTATCCTTAATTGCTAGAGATGAAAGTCAGCATCTTGTATTGACACAAAACATTCTTAAGAAGTGGGCAGAAGGAGATGATCCAGAGATGCAACAGATCGCAGAAGAAGCGAAACCAGAGTTCGTTGAAATGTTTAAAAAATGTGTTGATGAAGAGAAAGCATGGGCACAGTATCTGTTTAAACAAGGTAGTATGATTGGTTTGAATGATAAATTATTGTACAACTATGTTGAATGGATTGCTAACAAGAGAATGAAAGCAGTAGGATTAGATCCAATTTATGATATACCTGCTAGAAATAATCCTTTACCTTGGACTCAGCATTGGTTAAGTTCTAAAGGTCAACAAAATGCACCACAAGAAACGGAGATTGAAAGTTATGTTGTCGGAGGAATCAAACAAGATGTCAAAGGAGACACATTCGCAGGATTCGCTCTCTAACACAGAGTGGTTAGACAAGACATATAATGACTTAGTAGAGTCAGGTAATGACTATGGTCCAGACGTAACTGATATGCTCTGGACTACTGCTAGAAAAGAAGCAACTAAAAGACTTCACGAAGACTTAAGAAAAGATAAAGATAAGAATAAAAATGGTTAAACTGTAACACTATGAACATCATTTGTTAGGAATCCATGATATAAATATAGGGGTAGGGCAACCTACCGATTACGTTCATCCCATGCAAGGACTTTACTTACTGGCACTGCTCCTCGCTGAACATGATTCTTACCATTGGGAAATGTCATGCTCAGAGTGGAATCAAGCAAGGATTGAGATTTTGAGCGATCAAAGTCACACTCCCGATGCTAAAGAGTATCTTATAGATTACTTCTTTACTAAAGTACCAGATCAAGATTGTAGACCTTACACATTGGGACGCAAGTAAGTCGCGGAACGGAGCGTTCATCCTATGTTTGAAGTGTTTCTTATAGCAACCATGGCTTGTTCTGATGCTGCCGATACGATCGGTCGTATCCAAGCACATGAAAATATGAGTAACGCTGTTAAGGAAGAGCTTGTTGAAGTTCTTCAAGAAGCAACTCCTCATTGTTCATGGGACGCAAACGACTAAAGGAACGGGGCTAAAAATCCAACTACTTTAGGAGAAAACAAATGACTGTAATTACTTACAGAGGCGTTAAATATAACGCTGAAGAATATAAGGCTAAAGTTCTTGCTGAAGCAGCACAGAACAGAAATCACGAATTAATGTATCGCGGTATTCCCGTAGATCGTAAGTTCGCTTCTAAGTCTTAATTAAAAGGAGATCACAATGTTAAGGATCAGGTTAGACTGGGATTACGGTCTTCCAGAATTCGATCCTGAGAAGCACGATCCTGATAGAACCTTCGCATTCTTAACGTATCGTGGAGTCCACTACGCTAAATGGGTTTACTTAAAAAACATTTTTCAAGCAAATTCTAATTCTTGGAAGATCACATCTTAATTTCAACACAGAATCCCTACTCCTTTACGAGTAGGGATTTTTTTGGTATAATAAATATGTTTAATTATAAGGAGAGTCATGAAAATTTTTCTTGATTGCTCTGATCCCGAACTCATTGGACAAGCGTTCGAGACAGGACTTATCGATGGTGTAACAACCAATCCTTCTCTTATGCTGAAGGCAGGTAAAGATCCAAAGGAAGTTATATCGGAGATATCTTCGATCTTCCCATGGAATGCATCTATATCTGCAGAGGTAGTAGGTGATACTGCTGAAGAGATGTTATCAATGGCAGAAGATTTTATCGAGATCGGACCAAATATTACAATAAAAGTTCCATGCACTTTTGAAGGTTTAAAAGCATGTCACACATTATCTAATGATGAAGTCAATGTAAATGTAACTCTTGTATTTGATGCAGCACAAGGAATACTTGCATCTAAAGCAGGAGCAACATATGTTTCACCTTTTGTAGGAAGGGTGTACGATCAATCATTTGATGGTATTGGACTTATAGAAGAGATTGCAGATGTCTTTGCAACTCATGGTTCAGATACAAAAGTTCTAGCAGCGTCTATCAGAGAGACATATCAAGTTGCCAAAGCATTCAAAGTTGGTGCTGATATTTGCACTATCCCTATTACAATCTTTCATAAGATGTATAGACATGTCCTTACAGACAAGGGATTAGAACTCTTTGATAAAGACTGGAAGGACTTACAAGAATGTCTGAAGAAGAATTAAAGAATCCGTATCCTCCATCAGGTAGAGGACAGATGAGAAAGATCGACATTGAACCGAGGATCTTTAGACTAAAACATGAACTCTGGAATGAACATGGTGGTGCTAGTGACGAATGGAAATCAGGAGCACACTATACTCTTAATAGAGTTCTACAAATCTTACAAGAATACTATTCATGAAGAAACGCAATCTTAAAGTTCTAATACAAGACATAGAAAAAGCACTAGCAGAATTAAAATCTGAAGTTTATTCTGATACTGGTGCGTATCGTATAAGTAGTGATAGTGATATAACTACTTCTTATCGTGACATCAACGACGAAGACGGACTCTGCGATTGATTATGAAAATCCCTGGTTATGTGAAGGTTCAACTTTCACTTCTGACAATATTGGCGATTTCTTCGGTTTCGTCTACCGCATTACAAATCTACAAACAGGTAAGCAATATATCGGAAGGAAATACTTTTGGGCATTCAGAACTCCAAAGGGTAAAAAAAGAAAACAAAAGCAAGAATCAGATTGGAAAAAATACTATGGATCTTGCCCAGAATTAAAAGAAGATTTAAAATTGTACGGTAAACTACAATTTAAAAGAGAGATGATAAGCCTACATACAACGAAGGGTCAATGCAATTATGAAGAGACCCGACAACTGTTTATCAATAACGTACTTACGGAGGCAACGAACGATGGAACCCCTGCATACTACAATTCAAACATTCTCGGTAGGTACATGCGTAAAGACTATTTTAAAGGTTGACATAAAACGAGCGTAGAAGTATAATCCTTAGGTAGTTGAGACACCTCCCATGGAAGATCAATCCATTAATGAAGCAATCCTAGATGTGCTGATAGATCGTCTGCACTCTATGGCAGAAAAGGAAGAAAACTCAACTCCCTCTGGGTCAGTAGCTCAGTGGAAAGAGCAACTGCCTTCTAAGCAGTCGGTCGTAGGTTCGATTCCTACCTGACCCGTTGCCTTCGGGCATTTCGGTCTACACAGGTAAGTAAAATGACTACAGCACAACTTTTTGCATCGTCTATTGATATTCTTCACGAAGCAGTCGATAGACAAATTATGCTTGACACCGAGTATCCTATCATCTATAATCGAATTGTACGATTTTATGAGGACAAAGGTGTTGATTTCTATGGTGATGTAGATGAGGATTATGATATCCTTCTCAACAAACTTGAACAAGACCTATTTTATTATGAGCAAAGTTGAAACTATCTTGGAGCGATTTCCATATCGCTACATAAAAGTTGGGAAACTCGATAATGGGTTTCCTGATTATCGTATTCAAAAATACAATGAATACTCAGAAAGATACAGAGACATGTATCTATTAGACAATAGCATCCAACTGGACGCAGCGATAGAAGACTTTGAATATACAAAGTGGCTTGATCCTGATCCAGAGGTAGGTGCTTACATAAAGAACACATGACCGCACTAATCATCATCGTAGTGCTCATTGCAGCAGCAGGTGCACTAATACGATACTACGACCCCCATAACTAACATGGATACACAGGCAATGACACTAGGAGGAGGCACTCCTGACGACATTCAAGCACAAAGAGACAAGATTCCAGACGTTGTACGAAAGGAAACTACTGTCTTAACTGATTCTCTTAGGAAAGAATTGAAACAATTAATTAATGAAGTTTTAGATGAAAGGGAATTGCAAGTAAAACTTAATGGTCCTTATGATTTCCCAGAGTATGATGGGAATCTGGATTTTAGTATAAATACGTCAGGTCAGGATGTCATCACATTCTCCTAGTCTTTGCCAATAGACTTTAAACTAGATGGTTTTCAGCGAGATCGACATTTATATTCCGTCGAACTATTGCTATAAAAGGGTTATGCTACACACATAACCCTTTTTTATTATTCTTATAAGAAAAGATGATATATCAAATCTCTTGACAAATGTTAAAACATTATATATAATTGTAACAGTTCTTCACAATTAGTAACATGATCACAACAGAATCAGGTGGAAGGCAGAACGCATTCCCTATCGAGACTCGTCCTTATCTTGATGAATCATATGAGGGATACGGTCCTAACGCTGAGAAACTCAATGGTCGTCTTGCTATGCTTGGTCTTGTAGCAGGTTTCGTCTCTTACATTTCAAGCGGAAGTTTCTTTTTCTGGGGAATCCTCGGATTCTAGGAAAAATCAATTTATGTAAACCAACACCCCTTTTAAAACAATGACTCCAGAAGCAGAAAAGTTTAACGGTTGGGCAGCAATGCTTGGCTTCGTAGCAGCAGTAGGTGCATACGCAACTACAGGACAAATCATTCCAGGTATCTTCTAATGAAAAGATATCCTGTACCACTTAAAGTTGTGCCATACATCTTTATGTTGGCATTAGGAACAAGTACACTTACCACCGCATTCGTATAATGAAAAAAGAAATCGAAAAGGAAAAGATTGTTGCAGAGAAATTAAATGGCAGACTTGCCATGCTCGGCATCATCGCAGGTTTAGGTGCTTACCTAACAACTGGTCAAATTATTCCTGGTTTCGTATAATGAAACACTGGGTATTTGCAGAAAAATTAAATGGTAGACTAGCAATGATTGGTCTACTAGCAGCAGTAGTGAACTATGGTTTCACTGGTTGGATTGCACCAGGTTTTTTCTAAACATGTATGTAGATCAATCAACATGGGTTAATACAATTCTATTTCCGTTTATGCCTGTCATATGCGTGTTTATAGTAAGTTTCTTAATGCTTGGTGATCTTCCATGGGACGATGACGATGATGACGATGATGACACAGGTGGAGGTATTATGATACCTGCCTACGTTCCATCAGGTGCTTGAATTCTTAACATTTATTAATCAGTATCAACAAATACAAAAGTATTATAAAGATTACTGATAAATTATTAGGTGTTGAAATTAAAGGTAAATTAAATGCCAAATCCTAATGCCCTTTATGAGGACATGGAAACTCTCAATATGCTCTACGAAGAGATGATGTGGGATCCAGACAAAGAATTAGAATTCAAAGCAGATTACGCAAACAACCGAATTATTGTAAAATGCAAAGAGGAGAGTTGATCTCCTCTTTTTTTATACATAATAATATGAGTTTGACACGATTATTATGTCCGCAGACAAAGAGAATTTAATTAGATGGGTTGCAACACGCAAGGTAGATGGGGAAATTGAATACCTTGTATCCCATACCACATGGTCACCTGACAAAAGATTTGCAAAAGTATTTGATACAAAGACACAGGGTTCAAAATATATGAGAGAAGTAGGTTTTAAAGGAACTGTCAGGAAGTATTGACGAATAAGAAAAACTAGAGTATAGTAAACGTAAATAATATTATCATCTTATGTTTGCTATTTTAGGTGACGCTGCTAATGCGTACAATGCTATTCCTTGGAGCGATGCTCTCCCATTTTCACTTTGTCTTATTGCACTCTATTGGGTCAAGGTACAGATAGATACCAGAGCAGGTCTCGGTAAAAAGAAATCAAGAGAGTTGAAAAAAATTATAGTTGACGCTATAGTAGAAGGACACAGGCAAGCACACAAATCATGATAGAACTCCTCCTCTCCTTAACTCCTGTTGATTATCAGCATCTTGCAAAAGTAGTTTCAGTTGAAGCAGCAAGAGGAACTAAGGATGAATATTGCGTTGCTGCATCTGTTCTTAACAGAGTAGTATCTGATCAATATCCAAATACAGTAGAGGAGGTTGTTAATCAACCTGGTCAATATGAAGGAGTAAAAAAAGATACTCCTTTTGCACCAGAGTTGGCGACACTATTTCAATCCATTGAAGGGCAGACAGATATTATAAGGGCATCCTTTATCATTGGTGATAGAACCGATTTTAAAGGACAGAGTATGCTCAAGTATCGAGTTGCAAATGAAGACCCTATGTGTCACCCTAAAGGAAACTTTTTCCATTACAACAATCAAGTATGACAATTAAAGCATCAGACAAATTACCTTATGATGAATGGTTTGATGACAATCCACTAAAAGATACAAAATATATTGAAAAACCAGTTTATGAATCGTGCGACATTTCTATACACAAACAAATGTACGATTTTGCAACAAGAATGATAAGTAAGATAGGAGGATCAGAGTATAGGTATTGATACTCAATAAGCAAACCTTATAACAATCATTAAGGAATGTTATCTAATTTACCCCTTGACAAGGTTACAAAACTTCATATATAATACATGCACAGGTGAGGGTTTCCTCACTTTTTTATTACA